CATCACCACAAGCGTCGATTCTGGCGTGCAGGTGAATACCTTCTGGCTGCCGCCAAACATCTACCGTGGCAACAAGTTTCTCAGCAGCGGCGTGATGATGCGGTGGGCTAACGGCCAAGAGGTGCTCGACTTCTCTGGGCAGTTCCCGTACCAGGACAACAGGATCCCACACGTCTTCTTCCAGCACATTCCGACCTCGACTACGATCTGGCCGGATTGTGTGATGAGCCACATCCGTGGGCCGAATCTCGAGATTGACAAGACCATCAGTCAGCTCATCGAGAACAAGGACTACATGGCTAACCCCATGTGGATCATCGCCACACAACACCGTGTCAGGGGGGAGATCAAGAATGTCGCGGGTGGGATTATTCGGTACCGTCACGTACCCAACATACCTGCGCCGGCGCCCGTGCCGGGGCTGCAGATGCCCTCTCAGGTCGAGAACCTACTTGTTGGCCTCAGAGATCAGATCATGGACATCTCTGGTCAGTCCGAAGTTGCTCGAGGTCGTGTGCCCACAGGGGTACGTTCTGGTGTCGCCGTCGCCTATCTCCAGGAGGAGGACGACACCAAGATCGGACCGACCATTGCAACGATGGAGGAATCGATCTCCCTCATGGGATCGATGGTCCTCGAGCGCTTCAGTCAGTTCTACTCCTTCACTCGGATTCTTCGATTCTACCGTCGCGATGGCTCCTTCGACGTGCGTAAGTTCAAGGGCGCGGACCTCAAGAACAATACGGACGTGGTGTGCCAGGCCGGCAGCGCGATGCCGAAGATGAAGGCTGCGCGCCAGCAGTACGCCCTGGAGCTGGCGACGCTCGGCATCTTGAAGGACCCCAAGAAGTTGCAGGAGATGTTGGAACTCGGGCAGGGTGAACCCGACGACGAGGACAAGGCGGTGGCGCAGGCCGACCGCGAGAACAACATGATGCTATACGGCGTCTGGAGGGCTCAGACGAACTACGACCCGGAGGGGACGGAAGCATCAGAAAGGGCTCGCTTCGAACGCCTGCACGCCGCCGTCCCCGTCAAGGCGTGGCATAACCACCAGATCCACATCACGCGCCACACCAGCATAATGATGGACGAGTCCTTCGACGACATTCAGATCTCTCACCCGGAGGTTGCTCAGCTCTTCGACGAGCACCTCAACATGCACTACCAGCAGATACAGGCCCAGCAGCAACAGCAGCAGCAAATGCTACAGGCCATGAAGGGTGCGCCGGACGGGCCGCCGACGCCGCCGGGAGGCAACGGTTTCTCCCCCGACACCAACATGGCAAGGACCTACGTTCCCGACGTGATCGGTGGTGGTCAGGTCGAGATGGGGTCAAGGCGTATCTCACCGCAGTAGAAAGGAGGGCAAGTGAGCGAGACAGAGCAGGAGGCTCCCAAGAAGAGCAAGAACAAGAAGGCCGCGCCGCAGAGTTCGCCCGGCGACCCGATGCTGGACGATCCCGCATCTGTGGTCACAGAGCGCCTCGAGGGCACGACCAGCAACGCCGCGTCCCGCGTCGAGGGGACCACATACGACGACGTGCAGCCCGACCCGGACAATAACCCGGACAAGGCCAGCGACGCCGAGGACTACTCATTCCCGCCTGGCGGGGACGTGGACGTGCTCACCGTCGATGCCGGCTCGGGCGAGGGCGAGTTCTTCACCCCGCCGACAATCGAGGACTGGGTCGTGCTGGACGGCGACGCAGATGAGGTCCCCGATGCGCTGGACGGGGCACGCGCCGCTGTGCTCGGGTACACACTGCCCGAGGACATGGAGGAGCCCATTCCGTGGGAGGACCGTGATTCGGTCATTCTCCAGGTCAAGACGCGGGACCAGTACAACGCGCTACTCAGCATCCCCTTCTCCGCCGTCAGACGGCTCGAGGTGCGGGGCATCACGCCGGTCGCAGTCAAGTAGACGATGGACCTCCAAAACCTCAATGATGTACTCGAGGCCCTGCAGGAGATGGGCGTCGAGACGAGCGCCGGTACGTTCGTGAGGATGGAGGACGTAAGGAGGCTAATGGCAAACAAGCAGATCGTCGAGGCCGTCGAACAGAAGGCCGAGGCGGAGTCCTACAGATCGTGGGAGGAGGCGCGTCATGCCGCGAAGGAGTACCTCCGCGAGCTAAACGGCCCGTCTCCGATCACGGTCGGTAGGGCAATCCCCGCATCATCCCCATCCGCCGTCGAGGGCGTAAACCGTTAGGGAGGAGCTATGTCGGGTATGGCAGATGAAATGGCGGCCCGCATGAACGATCAGGGCGCCATGCCGGAAGGTGAAGTACCGGGCAACGTTGGAGGAGCGGTTCCGTCCGCGGGGACGTCAAACACCGATACCGCCCAGGGGGGACCCCCTGAGAGCATCCCCTATGCCCGTTTCAAGGAGGTAAACGACCGTCTCGCAGGTCTTCGGGGGTACGAGGAACTTGCGCAGTACGGTTATGACGCTGACTCCTTGCGTCGGCTCGCCAGCTTCGAGCAGCAGTACCAGGCAGATCCCATTGGTGTATGGCGTTCGATTGGTGCCAACCTTGACTTGCCGCCGGAGGTGCTGGAGGTGGTAAACCGCTTCGCGGATAATCCCTCGAGCATAAACGGTCAGGCGGAGGTACAAAACGGTCAGGTCGAAACGCCGGAACCACCTGTCACTGCCGAGGACAGACGCAGGCTCGAGTACGTGGACCGTATCATGGCTCGTGACGAAGAGTCCGATCGCGAGGCACAGTTGGACCGCGTATTGGCGGCATGGGACGACATGGACAGACAGGATGGTGTCCAGACCACCAAGCGTACCCAGTTGACCTGGATCGCCGCCATGGCGGGTAACCGTCATCCCAGCGGCGCCCCGGCCTACAGCACAGTGGAGCAGTTAGCTGCTGCTGCACGTGCCGCGCGCATGGAGGAACGGGACATTGACCTCGGGAACGTCGTCCAATCAGGAAACGCAAATAGGGGAACGCCTCCCGCGCTGCCCGGTAGTTCACCTGCCGTTAGTGCTGGACCCGTCAAGTTCGGTAGCCTACGAGAAGCGAGTCAAGCCGCCGAGGCAGACATACTCGCTGGCCGGCTTTCCCCGATTCAACCATAAGGAGAGCTAATGGCTCAGACCACAGTAGCAGCCGACGCCATCCTGCAGAACTACTACCTCCCTGTGGTTCGTGAGATGGTGAACCAGAAGGCCATCCTCCTCTTCGGGTATTCGCCCGCAGAGCTGTCGGCTGGCGCTGGCACCATGAACGCCGCGAACGGCGAGACCATGTCCTATCAGGGCATTTCACGCGACGCAGACCAGGTCGAGTTCGCGGGACGCCAGTGGGTGATCGCGCTGCACACCAGCCGCAACGAGTCCGGTACCGCACGGGCCGAGGGCGGCACCCTGCCTACGCCTGGTCAGCAGGGCTGGCAGGACATCCAGGACAACATCAAGAAGCTCTACAAGCAGATCCAGATCACAGGGTTCGCCATCGAACTGAGCGAGCGCTCAGTCGGTGCGTACCTGCGTCTGCTCGAGGCGGAGACGACTGGCGCCGTCAACGACCTGCGCAAGGACATGAACCGGCAGGCCTACGGCGATCAGACGGGCACCCTCTGCAACGTCACCGCAGATGGCACCAACACGTTCACGGTGGACAACCTCCAGTACCTCCGGGTAGGGCTCTACATCGACATCGTGAACAGCTCGACGGACGCCGTGCTCGCCAGCAACATTCAGATCACGGCGATCAACACCTCCACGAGAGTCGTCACGTACTCCGGGTCAGACCTCACGTTGACTCCGGGCACACACGTCCCGTGCGTGCAGGGCAACTGGAAGCTGGAGATCAACGGTCTGCGCAAGATCACGCGCAGCGACCTGTCCCAGAACTACACGCTCCACAACATCAACTCCTCGACGGCCGGCAACGAGTTCTGGAAGGCCAAGCAGTCGGACGGTGGTAACACCACACTGGACGAGGACATGAGCCAGTTGATGCTCGACCGGATCGGCGCCGAGGGTTGGGAGACAGAGATGCTCCTGACCACGCGCGGTGTCCGCCGGCGGTACGTGAACACTCTCAAGACGGGCAAGCGGTGGAACGACGCCAACGCGCTCACCATGCACGGTGGCTTCAAGTACATCGACTTCAACGGTCTTCCGTTGGTCTTCGACGACGACTGCCCGAAGCAGCACCTGTTCTTCATCCGGCCCGAGGACTACCTGTGGGTCAACCTCAACGGGAACGACTTCCGCTGGATGAACAGGGACGGCGCGATCCTGCGCAAGGTCGAGAACCCCGACCAGGATGCCTACAAGGGCACGCTCTACAAGTACTGTGACCTCGGCGTCCACAACCGCAAGACGCAGGGCGTCATCTACAACCTCGCCGACGACATTCCGTGACGGCGAAGGAGGCGGACGATGGAGCTGTACGCGATCAAGTCGTGGTATGACAATCGCCTCGGCATGGTGACGTTGGAGGATGACGTGCTCTCCATCGTCCGCCAAGTTCGTGAGCTGTACGGCCAGCGCGTGACCGTCGAGTTGGATCAGTTCGCCGACGTGTACCACTTCGTCGAGCATGGAGAGGACGGGACAGATCGCTTGATCTTCACAACGCCTGAGCTCGACGCGCGTGCACTCGAGAGGCTGATTCGAAGCGACAGTCACGGTCGTGCGTACCAAGATCCGTACGACGCCGCTGAGCGCGAGCAAGACGACGCTCACGCGCTGATCGACAAGCGCAACAGCGAACGCCTCATGGAGGAGGGTGAGAGGCTGGCTCACGCACTGCGCAAGGACGGGCAGATGCCAGACTTCCCACTCCCTGTGGCGATCCCGCGAGGTATCGACGATGCCTGACCCGTTCGGCAAGTACAACCTGCTTGACTTCCGCACTGACCTACAGCAGCGCGGATTTGACCGCTTCACGCCTGAGGTGCTCGACGCGATGATAAACCGCGCGTACTTCGCGGTGGCAGCCAAGTCGCGGTGGGAGTGGGAGAGGACGACGGTGGCGTTCACGTTGACGCCTGGCCAGTACTACGTGAGCACCACGCCACATGATCCGTACACTCCCGCTATCCCGAACTTCCGCAGCGTCGAGAGGATCTACATCACCACAGCGGGGTATCAGAAGAAGCTCCAGTTGATGAGGGAGGATGATTTCTTTCAGAACTACTTGGGCCTCGATCTGACTAACCCTGATTACCGCAATGAGCCGTCGCATTACTTCCTGTACGACGAGCGGATCTATGTTCTCTCGCCGCCTAGCATGGCGAGGTCCTTCGTGGCGTACGTGTTCCAGCGCCCAGACCAGTTGATGACCGAGTTCGACTACCCGATCACCCCCCAGCACCTAGACGAGGCGATCATCAACGCTGCGCGTGTGAGGGCCCACACTCACTCTAACGAGCCGGGGCTCTCGACGTTTGCTCGTGCGGACCTCGAGGAGATCTTCGATGACATGCGGGACGACGAGGAAGAGGACATGCACGAGTATCAGGAGCGGGTGTCGCCCGACAACACATGGCTATAACTGACCCACAGATGGTGACCCGCGAGATGGTCTATGAGTGGCTGTCGTCGTTCAAAGAGTCCAAGAAAAAGGACCTCCGTGCATTCCTGGAGGACAAACTCGGTGACGCCAAGGCCCTCACAGTCGACACGCACGCGAGAGATGGTAGGAACGCAACCACGCCACTCATAGACCTGATCCTCGACGACATTGACACCTATGCCTAGAGCACCCTCATACGACCCGCCTGCGTTCACGTTCCGCACTCAGGGATGGGCGCTGGGCGCAGACAGTCGTGACGGCATCAACTTCCTCCAGCCTGCTCAGGCACGGCCGATAGAGAACATCGTGCTCAACGAGCGAGGCGCCGCGCACAAGCGTCTCGGGTGTGAGAATCACGGCACGTTCGGTGCTAGCGGTGATCGTGTGCTCTCCATGTACACCTTCTATCGCGGCATCGGCGTGCAGCCGCAGATGCTGATACACACCACAGGTGGGCAACTGCTGTACACCAACGACCCGCGCGCTAACCCAGCGACGTGGGCACTCATCATCGGCGGTATCAGTAACTCAGTGCCTCTGTCCTTCGAGACGTTCAATAGCAAGGTCTACTTCGGCAATGGTGTGGACTCATTCGCCTCGTGGAATGGTACCACGTACACCAACTACCCCAGCGCGCCTAAGGGTCGGTATCATCGGCTGTGGAAGGACACGATGTGGGTCTCTGGGGTGACGGGGCAGAACGACCGCGTCTACAGCAGCGCAGCGGGTGACGCCGAAACGTGGCCTGTCGCCAACTACATCGACGTTGGCCGCGGCGATGGTGATACCGTGCGTGCCCTCGCTACCGATGGGCAGTTCCTCATCGTAGGCAAGCGTGACAAGACCGCGACGATCTACGATCCGGTCACCCTCGCCAATCGTGTGGTCGACTACGAGAAAGGCTTCGAGTCCCACTTCGCCGTGGCCCAGTACGAATCCGAGACGTACTTCCTATCTCGTCGCGGCATCTGCCGTTACCTCGGGGATAGTCCGTCCAGCATCATCAGCGATATGCTGGACCCTATGTTCGATCCACAGGTCATTGCGCTGGACCGTCTCATGCAGGCGACGGCGTATGCCTTCGAGAACAGGGTTGGCTTCGCGCTGCCTGAGGTGGGTCAGACGACCAACTCTGTGGTCATCGAATATTACCCGCGCTTGGGCGCGTTGACGGCCTTCGGTACGCGATCAATCGGACCGTTTACATTCCACCGCATGCCCACACAGTGCTTCGCGAGATGGCGCTACATGCCTGACGATCAACTCTTCGCGAGTCACCCAGCAGCCAACAAGATGCTGCGGGTGTTTGCTAACGTGGGGACAGACGATGGTGTATCGTACAAGGCGGTGCTGCAAACGCCCTTCTTCGATCTGCAGGACCCAGTCCACACCAAGTACCTCAACGAGATACGGATGCTGTGCGTGGGTCGCTTCAATGTCTTCGTCTACCGAGACTACGAGACCAGCATCTACGCCACCATCCCTGTGGACGAGGCCGTCGATCAGGACAAGTGGGACTCGGCGAACGACATCTGGGGCAATGGCGTATGGGGCCGTGACCCGTGGATCAAGTCCATCGTCAAGTTCACGGACGTGTACGGTCGCTGCTTCAGTTTCAGGTTCCAGGATGCACAGGACACTGGCACAGCCATCCACCTCGTGTGGGTCGGCGATCAGGGTAAGGAGGTGCCCATGGGTGAATGGGCAATCTACGACCTCGCTGGTGCTGGGGTCGTGTTAGGAGAGCGCTCATGACTGCCTACAACATCATCAGTCCGCTGCTGATGCAGAACGGCCAGCCCGAGGACATCTCCATTCCAAAGGCAAACTTCGACGCCATCGCAGCGGTAATCAATGGTGGCCTCGACGACAGCAACATCGCCGCCGGCGCCAATATCCAGATGTCCAAGATCGCGCCCGGCGGTACGTGGGGTGGCGTCACCTTCAACCAGGGCAACATGACCCTGCCGGGCTATATCCACGGTGTGGGTGACATCTATGCCCAGTACGGCAACGCACCTGTGGTAGGCATCGGTGCTCTGGGCCCCGCCAGTCAGGCCGCGATCAAGTTCGGTGGCGACACGACCCTGTACCGTAACGCCGCCGGCGAGCTGACCATCAATATCCTACACGCGACTAACTTGCAGGACAGGTCGGAGAAGGCCGTTGCGGGTGGGTATGCATCGCTTGACGGTCAGGCCCACGTCCCTGTGGCGCAGTTGCCTGACATCTCTTCCACGTACCAGGTCGTATCTCAGAAGGGCCAACCCAACGGTTACGCTTCGCTAGGCGCCAATGGTCTCGTGCCGGGTAGTCAGCTCCCTCCAGGGCTTGACCCGGCGCAGGTGCAGACTCGTAGCGAGAAGGGCCAACCCAACGGATACGCCGGCCTCGACGCGTCGGCCAAGGTGCCGGTCGCGCAGTTGCCAGACATTAGCACGGTGTATCAGGTTACGTCGCAGAAGGGCCAAGCAAACGGGTATGCTGGTCTCAATGCGTCTGGCGTCGTGCCGCTGACGCAGCTCGACTTGTCCACGATGCAGGCGCGCAGCGAGAAGGCGCAGGCCAGCGGCTACGCCTCGCTCGACAGCGGTGGCAAGGTGCCCGCCGCACAGCTCCCGCCCATCGGTGCGGACCTGATCTACAACGGCGACTGGGCTTCTGGCCCATACACCGACGGTCAGATCGTGGTCTACAACAATGTGGCCTACATGTGCACCGCGCCTACGACCAACCCGCCTAGCGCATGGCCCGGTGGTCCTCCCAGTGCATCGCCGAACTACGTGATCGCTTACGGCACGACGCTGCCGGCCGTCCCGAGCGATGGCCAGGAGGCAGTGCTCGTTGATAACGTCAGCAACCCAACGTGGGAGGTACGCTACCGTTACAACGCCACCTCCTCGAGAGGCGACAAGTGGGAGTACCAATCGGGAGCCTACTACGGTCTAACACCACCTGTGACACCACGACACGGTGACGAGTGGGTCTGCGTCGACTCTGCCACCAATCCTACATACCAATGGCGCTTCAAATATAATGCTGGTAATACGACAGCATACAAGTGGGAACTCGTCGGAGGCACAGCGTGGACACAAATACTGAGTGATACCATCGCACCTGCGACTGGGTGGTTCGGTTGCCAGCCACAGTTCGCTGCACCGCGAGCAGGTATCTATCGTGCAACAAGCGAGGTTTTCTACTGGACTGGCGGTGTTGGAAACTATGCACAGGGGCCCGGAGTGGGTGGTCAGGCGTCTCCAGGAGTAGGTGCAAACACCAGTCAGGCTGCATCTGGGGCAGTCCCGTTTGGTCCAGCAACTGATGTGCTCACTTGCACCGCCTCACAGCTAATGAATATGTACGGCTATACAAACGTGGCCTCAACGTCGCTTCAAGCTAGAAGGCTGACGATTCAGCCACTAAGGGTCTCATAGGGAGGTGTTATGACGAAGGTAACCGAACTCGCCGCGCCGGGCGTCTCGCCGCAAGCGACGCCGAACCCAGGCACGACGGTGTGGGTCCCCATGTGGAACCTCGCCGGCGGGTCGTCGAATGCCTACAAGGGGGACTGGGCCGCCGGCACATACTACCCCGGCGATCATGTGGTCTACAACGGCATCCTGTATGAGTGCGTGCGTCAGACCACCGCCGCACCTGTGCCATGGCCTCCTGCGCCCGGCGCCGCGTCGTACGGCACGACCCTGCCCGCGAGTCCGGTCGACGGGCAGGAGGCGATCCTCGTCGACTCGGTCACGAACCCGACCTACCAGTGGCGGTTCAGGTGGAACGCGGGGTCTTCGAGCGCCTACAAGTGGGAATGTG